CTCTTTTTTTTTGTCTTTTCGCGCGCGCGTTTTGAGTTTTCAAAATGGAAAGTTCACCCGAGCGCCGCCGGCCGGTTCACTCGCGGCGGTGCTATAGTTCACCCATGTCAAAGCGAGACCAGATAGCGCGAAGGAATGCAGCCCTTCCTGTCATGGGTGAGTCGGCGCTCGCCAACGGTGGCGTTCCGAACTTCAAGGGACTAGCCCGAGAGCTCGGCACGTCACCGACGACCCTTCGGCGGTGGTGGTACAACTCGCACCCCGACGCTCCTCGCCGAGAGTCATGCCGACCGCCGAGGCCGAAGAGCTCGTCGCCGAAGCCGTCGCCGAAGAGCTCATCGCCGAAGCCGAAGCCGAAGCCGAAGCCATCGCCGAAGCCGATACATGCACCCGTCCCGAAGCTCGACCCGTTGCCAGAAAAGGCACCGAGCGCGTTCGAGCTGCCGCTTCCTCCGCTCGCGTCTCACCTTGAACGAGCGCAAGCGCTACTTGCGATGTCTCGCGCTGATCTCGCTCCGCAAATGGTCGCCGAGGTTCTACACGAGCGCGAGATGGCTCGGGCTCTTCAGGCCGCAGCGGTCGCCGGCCGCTTGACCTCCGATCTCCCGAAGGTGCTCGCGATGTTCCGCGACGACTCGCCCGACCTCGACGCCGAGAGTCTGCCGCGCGAAGAGTTCGAGACGCGGCTGTCGGCCGCTGCGTCTGGTATGCCTGACCGAGACCTCGAGCTCGTTATGGCCGCCTATGCCGAGCGGCACAACGGCCGGATATTGTTCGTCGGCGACGGTGGCCATCGAGCCGAGCTCGTTGACGGTGAGTGGGTGGTGAATGGCTAACCATCTGCGACTGCTCAACGCTTCCGAACGGCGCTACGAGACCCGAAGACTCGAGACGCTGCGGTACACTCCAGCGCAAGCGGCGTTCCGTGCGTCGACCGAGCCATGGGCGTGCTGGCGCGATGCGAACCAGGTCGGGAAGTCGACGTGTCTAGCATCCGAGGCCGTCGACTACTGCCGAGGCACTCACCCGGTGCAACGACACCGGCCTCCAGTGCAGGTGCTCGTCTGCTCCGAGTCCTGGGAGCAGTTCGACCCGTTGATGGAAAAGATCTGGTCTCTCTGCCCGCGCCACGAGATCGATCCTCGCAATGGCTACGACCCAGGACGAGGGATCACTGGCAAACCTCCGAGGCTCGTCTTCGTCGACGGGCCTGGGCGTGGTTCGCGGATCTCCTTTGCGACGTACAAGCAGTCGGCCGCTCGCATCGCCGGCGCGACCGTTCACCGGGTACTGCTCGACGAGCCTTGTCCCGAGTCCTTCCTCGGCGAAGTTCCATCTCGGCTCATGAAGAACAAGGGGCATATTCGGGCCTACTTCACGCCGACATCGACCTCGGCTCCTGTCGCGTGGCTCAAGACGAAGTGCAAGAAGGGCGACGTCGCCGAGTACAACTGGGGGTTGACCGAGGAGGCCGTCTGGCCGCAGGGCAACCCCGCTCCGTGGATGACCTCTCAAGAGATCGACGAGTTCGAGCGGCTGCTCCTTGCGCACGAAGTCGAGATGAGAATGGGCCGCTCCTGGTTCGCGACGCTGACCTCGGCTTGGCTCCGGGGGTTCTCCGACAAGAACATCAAGGCCGTCGACCTGGCCGACCTCGAGGGCTGGCGGCTCCTGGTCGGCATTGACCACGGGACCGCCGACGGCAAGCAGGCGGCCGTCCTGTCGGCCGTCACCGACGAGCACACAGATCGACCTCGAGCTGTCTTCATCGCCGAGGCCGTCGCCGAGGGCCTGACGCTGCCCGAGGCTGACGCTCGCAATATCCTCGACATGCTGGCGAGCGTCGGGCTCTCTTATTCCGATGTCGACGAGTGGACGGGCGACCGCAGCCTCGACGCGAAGAAATTGGCCATCCAGAAAAGCAACGCGATCCTGCGTAAAGAGCTCGCGCTCCTGCTCGGTGTGCCGTCGCGACAGCTCAAGAAAATAGCGGTACCGAAGAAGTATCCGGGCTCCATGACTGACGGGATGAGAACGCTCAACGCCTTATTCACGAGAACCGACGACGACGGCGCTCCTCACGGCATCGTCGATGAACGCTGCGTCGAGCTCATCAAGGGCGTTCGAGAGTTCAACGGCCATCCCAAGCACCCCGCGAAGGACATCGTCGACGCTGCACGATACCCAATCGAGCGAGCTCTCGGCCGTCAACGGCTGCGCGTACAGGTCGCGCGGTGGGGTTGACCGTCGGCCTCGTGCTATGGTAGGCGCACCCGAGGATCTCCATGTCGTTTATTCCTGCTGCTCTCGTCATCCCTCCGCCCCCAGCAATGCCCAACCAGATCGAAGACCGTCGCAGCCGACACCAGGCTGCTCGGCTGTCGATCTTGCGTGAAGACCACGAAGACGTGCTCGCGGCGTGGCTCGAGCAGTACGTTGCGCCCGAGATCCTCGAAAACTGGGGCGAGCCGGATTCGACCAATAATCCGCTGGCAGCCTACGCTCGCCAGCTCTCGACGCCTGGGCGATACGGCAAGCCTCCGAAGTGGCGCAACCTCGACGAGCTCGCCGACGAGCTCATCGGGCCGGGCGGCCACCTAGAGCGGGCCGGGTACTCCACCAAAATGCAGATGGTCGAACGCTACGCCATCGGCTGCGGCGACTATCTGGTGCGGCTCGACGTTCACCGGGGCCGGCTCGTCCTGGGCCTCGTCGACCCTTCCGAAGTGTATGTCGAGGCGAGTCCAGACGAGCCCGATCGGCCGATCGGTATCTGGTGGCGTCGCTGCCGAGAGTCGATCTCGGGGATTGAGGGGTCAGCGCCCGAGATCGTGTGGACTTGGGACGTCTACCAGCTCGGCACGCGAACGCGACCGGCCTCCTATCGCGTTCTTGGCTACGACCGGGGCGAGCTCGCCGACCACAGTGAGCGATACCTCGAGCGCGCGGATGGCTCCTTCGGGCCGCTCGTCGGCAAGGACGCCGAGCACCCGTACCCGTTCACCTATGCGAGCGGCGCTCCCTTCTTACCCTGGGAGATGTACCGCAGCGTTGACTCGGGCCGCATGTGGAACTGGAGCGAATGTCGGGGCCTTCACCGTGGGACGCTCAACGTCGGCACCTACAGCACTTACACGTCGCGGGCCGCGCTCGACGCGACAGGCTCGACGACGTTCGCCTGGGGTCTCGCGTGTCCGACCGACGCGCGTATCGGCTCCACGGGCGCACCGGTTCAGACCGTACCGATTACACCGGGGTCGATCATGTTCTGCGATGTGATCGACGGCACGCAACCCAACGTCAAGTCCATCGGGCCGGGGGTTAACCTGGACGCGCTGTCGGCCTTTACGCGCGGCTACACCGCCGACCTACAACGACAGCGGGGCCTCGGTGGCGCGGATGCGCAGAAACAAGCCGCGAACCCGACCTCGGGCTCGGCGCTCTACATCTCCGACCGACAGCGCCAAGAGTACTCCGAGCAGGTCGAGCCCTTGTTCCGGCTCGTCGATCTTCGGCTCGTCGGCAAGGCGGCCGCGCTGCTCAACGCGCAGAACGGCACGGCCTATCCCGAACGAGGCTACACGATCACGTATTACAGGATCCCGAAGTCGCCGCAGCAAGAAAAGGAGGAGCGCGAGACCCAAGATTGGGAGATCGGGCGGGGGTTCATTTCGCGCGTCGAGGTCTACCAGTCGCGCAACCCTGGCACGAGCCGAGCCGACGCAGTCGCGGCGCTGAAACAGATCGCCGCAGAGAATGAAGAGATCACTAACAAGGAGCGAACCAATGCCGAGTAACTGCCCACACTGTGACGGCGACGTGCAAGCCGTCATCGACCCAATCATCAAGCAACGACTCAAGACAAAGAGCAAGCAGCTCGAGGCTGCACACACGACCAGGCTCGAAGGTCAGCGTCGCGAGATCGAGCTCCTCGAGCGTCGCGTCGGCGAGCTCACCGAAGCAGGCTCGGGCCTCGCCGCGATGGAAGAGGAGCTCCGCACCCTCCGCGCAACCGTTCAGACCTCGTCGCGAACCGAAGCGCTCCGAGCCAACGGCCTCCCGGCCGAGCTCCTCGGCGACATTCAGACCCTCTTCGACTCTCGACAGGCGAGCAAGGCAGAGGCCGATCGTAGCACTTTCGAGGACTTCCTCGGGGTCGACGGCGAGGCGCGCTCGATGGTGCTCCTCGCTCATCATTTCGCAGCCGAGCAGACCGGGGCGGTGGCGGGCTCGTCGACGGTCGCTCCTGCTCGACAGTCCAGCGGGCTCCCGAATGCAAACGGGGGCGCGCTAAACCAGGCGGCCCGAGCTGCTCGGCTGTCTCCAGCGCAGGCGCGCGACTACTTCCGCTCGCCGGCCTTCCGCTCGATGTCGACCGCCGACCAGCGAGCCAAGCTCGCCGAGGTGAAGGCCCAGGTCGCAGCCGAGCGCTCGGGGGCGGGCATACCTTGACACTAGGCCGCTCGGCGTGGTAGGGCTATCCTGACAGGTGCTCGGACGTCTCGCCAACGGTAACTGGTAGGAGCACAGCAAGCCTAAGAGCTGCTCCTATGCCTTCAACGACCCAGACCGCGCCTTTCCAACACGCAAACCTCGAGGGTGACCTCGGCTTTTCGTATGTCTTTTCGCCTGTCGCGATGGAGATCGAGCTTCAAGACAAGCTCAACCTTCTCGGCCTCGGCGTCGTTCCCCTCATGGGCGACCTCGCGAGGTCGGGTTCGGATGTCCTCCGCGTAACCGATTACGGTGGAATGGGCTGGTCTCTGCCGATGGCTGCACTCGCGACCGAGACGACTGCGGTAACTCCATCCACGGCGATCAGTGGATACGAGAGCATCACTTGTGGCACCTATGGCGTATCGCACTCGGCGACCTATGCCGCGCAGGGCTTCGCTCGACCCGAGGCCGCTGGCCTGTCTATCGACGAGCTCATCAAGCAGGTTCCGAACAGCTTCCTAGCGACGTTCAGAAACAACGTCTGTACCGCTGGCGCGGCGATCGTTCCGAACGTCGGCGCGGCGACGACGACCTTGTCGGTCGACGACTGGCTCGACCTGGGCACGACCTTCTCGACCGCGCTCGGCTCTCGTCGACCCGTGGCGATGCTGCACTCGACGCCAATGGATGAGCTCCGACGCTCCTTCCGTAACGAGCCTGCACTCCAGAACAGCGCGCAAGAGTTCGCCTCGTTGCTCGGCGTTCGCACCGGCGACGACGGCACGGTCGCGCAGAGCTTCCCGAACTTCCTCGGACTCGGGATCGACGTGCATGTCACCGACGACGTGGACGACACGGGTGGCGCGTATCAGAACTTCGCCTTCAGTCCTGGCGGCATCGGTTGGGCTCGATGCTCGACACAGCCGATCGTCACCGCGAACCCGGCCTCGACGATGTACGTCCCCGAGTTCGGTTTGCTCATCGAGGAGCTCTCCGAAGGCGGGTCGACCAACACCCGCCAGTATAAGGCGCTCGCCTTCTTCGGTGTTGCTCTTGGTAGCGCGCGTGTCTACACACACACTCGGATCCTCTCTACTACCTGATCCGGGGTGGATTGAGGGATACCCGGCACAATAGGAGCGTCCATGCCTGTCCCGAAGAAGAAACGAACCCGCAAGCCGAAGAACTCGTCGAAGAGCTCGCCGGCCTCGAGTCTGCTCGCGGCTGGCAAGTCGCGGCGCTCGATGTCGAGCGAAGCGGCCGGCGTCGTGCGTCACACTCACGAGCCGTCGCAGCCCTTCTTCCTATTGCATCACCCGCGCAACTGGCGCATCGTCGCCGAGGGCCTCGACGCTCCGGCGATCGTTCCCGACCTCCAGAAGTTACCGCTGCAACCGGGCGTGAACGGCGTTCGCACCCGACAGCCCCATGAGCCCGAGAGCGCGACATATCAGCGCGCGGTCGAGGAGCTCTCTCGCGATGGCTTTTCTGTGCTCATGCCCGACGAGGTCATCCCGGCCGACTGTCTCCCCGATGGCCTCGAGGGCGAGGGCTACCTGCGGGAGTACCTCTGCCGGGGTCCGATCTCCCAGCGCAACGGGTCGCACTACGTCGAGGTCTGGAGTGTTCCCCAGCCTGTCTACCCTGGCGAGGTCCAGCGATACAAGTTCGACCGCTCGGCTTATCACCGGTGGCTCGTTCACCTAGTCGAGTCGGGCCGGGTTGAGGCTCCGACCGCCGAGGTGCGCGACCAGCTCGCGAGCCGGCTCGGGCGTCGGGTCGATCGCGCGAAGTCTATGCCGATCCCGGCCGACCTTCGCGGCGAGCGGGTCGCCGAACAGTCGGCGCGGGTCGCCGAGGCCGAGGCCGCGACGCTGCCCGAAGAGGCCGCAGCATGAGCGGCGACGATCACGCGAGCGGCACGTCGACCCGAGACCGTATCGCCGAGACCGCTCAACGCTGGCGACAAGCTAACGTCAAGGCGGGCAACAACATCACACACACCGAAGCTCTTCAGCGTGTCACCGAGGCGCGACTGAAGGGCGAGCGCAAGCGCAACAAGTAAAGGATCCACCATGGCCTACGAATCGAGCACTCTTCGCAGCTTTACCGGCCGCGTCGCCGTCAAGCAAGCATATCGCGTCGCGACCTTGGCCGGCGCCGAGACCCTGACGCTGAAGTCGGGACAGTACCAACAGCTCGACCCCGGTGGAGCTCACCGCGACGTATCGCTTCCGGCCGTCACGCCGCAGGACGCGGGGTATTTTTTCGAGATCGCGAACAGTGCGAACGCTGCCGAAAACCTCGTCGTAAAAGATGCGGCGGCGGCGACGATCGGCACGATCAACCAGTCCGAGGCGGGCCGGTTCTTCGTCGACGACGCGGGGGCCTGGATCCTCTTCGGCGTCTACACCTACGCGGTGAGCTAGGGTGAGCCTCTCCGAGACCGACTATAGTGCGCGGATGATCGGGCCTGAAGTCCTCGAACGAGGGCGGGAGCAGATTATCACGCTCGAGATCTCGACGCTCGGGGCGCTCGCCGCTCCGACCGCGTTGGGCTCGTCGGTCTCGCTCCTGAAGCCTGGCGGGGCCTTCGTGTTCGAGTCGCAGCCGATTGTCGTGGTTGGGTCGGCTGCGACCTACACGATCCCCGCTGGGTCATTGCCCGACACCCTCGACCTCGGTGTCCTGTATCAGCTCCGCTGGTCGTTGGTGTTACCTGACGGGACGACACGCACCTTCCGTCGTTCGTGTTCGTTGGCGCGCTTTCAAATGGTGCTCCCTGTCGCCGATGAAGACATTATCGACGGAGAATACCCCGACCTACTCGACCAGCTCGCCGAGTATTCCGACAGCCTCGACAAGTGGCTGTATGCTGCGAAGCGCGACGTTCTGCGAGAGCTCGCGAAGAAGAACCAATGGCCCGAGACCATCATCGATCCGGGCGACCTGTACGAGTTGATCCGGCAGCGGTGCATGTGGCGGATCTTTAAGTTCCTGGCGACGAGGTCGCCGCAGGGCGGTGATACCAACTACGCCGAGGCCAAACGCGAGCACGGCGAGCTTTATCAGCTCGAGTGGGCGACCCTGTCGGCTCGCTTCGACCGAGACCTCGATGGCCTCGCCGACGATGAGACACGCGAGAGCGTGCGGCGAGTGATTCATCCTGGGGGAGCTCCGCAGCGTCGACGTTCCCGCGATCCAAGGTGGTGATCCGTGGCCGACCTCACCCTCGCCGAGCTCCGTCAGGCAGTACGCGATCGCGTTCTGGCGACCTCGGCGATCGACTACAACCAACGCAAAAGCGGCTCACCGCAGACCTGGACGGAGTCCGACATACCGCTCGGCGCAGCGGTCGCAAGCGGCGCCCAGGGGCATCTGTCCTTCGCGGTGTCGATCGTGTCGGCTCCCGTGCGTCAGACCTCCGAAGGTCAAGCCGGCCTCGAGGCCGAGACGGGTCCGCGCGTGGCGCTCGATGTCCTCTACAGTCTGCGGCCTGGTCGACGGGTCGCCGACGAAGATCGGGCGAGCGATGCAGCGCAAGCGCTCGCGGCCTCGATCTGCACGCTGACGGGGCTCTTTCCCGAACAGATATTCAGCGCGCAACTAGCCGGGGAAGGTCAATACCTAGCCTTCTCCCAGGAATACTCCAGCTCCATCACCGTTACTTTGTGAGGCGAACCCATGGCCCGATACACTAGCCGACACGTTACCGTGCGATTTGAAGACAGCGCAGCTCTCGGGATGACTATCGCCCCAGGGCCGGGAGACCTCTCGATCTCCGAGGTCAACGCTTCCAATATGGAAGTGATCCGGGTACTTGACCGGGGCTCACATGACGGCTTTGTCGACGGCGACGACATCGTGCAGGATTGCTCGATTACGATCTCGATGACAAACGCGGCGCTAACCTCGGGGGCTGTCGCCTCGGTGTCTGACTTCCTGCGCAAGCAAGGCACCTTCGCGGCTGCGGCCTCGAAAGACTCGACCGTATGGGCTTGGCAGTGCATCGTCACACTCAACGACGGCACGACCGTCTCGACGATCACCCTTCCAGTCTGCGAGGGCGGGGTCGCCATCAGCGAAGGAAAGGAAGGGAACACCCTCTCGATCTCCTTCCGGTGCTATAGCGCTCCGGTCATCGCATGAAAGGCGGCCGGTCCATCGAGGTCAAGGTCGGCGAGACCGTGTACGCGGGGGCGCTGCCATACCTGCCAACGAGGCTCGCGCTGTCTGGTGCTTTTCGCGAGGCGTGCGGGCTCGATGGCGAGGGCGAGCAGAGCTCACCGCGCGACGGGCAAGACCTCGTCCTGGTGTATGCGGCCTCGGTCGGCTTGTGCATCGGTCGCGAGCTCGGGCTCCCGTCGCTGCGCTCCTTTTCTCGTGACCTGTTCGGCTTCGGTGAAGCGTGTTGGGAAGCACTCGCAGATCGGGGTCATGACGCCGAGGCTATCGTCGAGGCCGGGCGGGTCACCTTCCTCGCGATCGCCCAGTCCATCCCGAGCGTGTCTGAGGTCGACGAAGAGCGCTCAAATTTTCCCGATCCGGGGGCGAGCTCCACAGGCTCTACCTCGAGATCGGCCTGAAGCACTACGGGCACACAATGGGCCTATATGAAGCACCGCAGGACGAGCAACACAGGGCGCTTGCTCTGTTGACCACCTTCGGCGAGGAGCTGCCGAGGTCCGCGCTTCCGGCGCTGCGGTGCGTATCGTCTGCCGATGACGCGCATGACAGGCTCGCCTCGTTTCAGGTGGCGTGATGGCTCGGGGGGCTCCTCGCGGGAAGAGCTACGGCACGCATAAGTCAGTCTTTGACAAGAAGGCCGTCTTCGACATGTGGGAGCCTGGAGCGCTGACGCTGCCGATCTCCCAGAAAGGGTCGATCCGGGTCGATCCTGACATCAATAAGACCGTCGCGGAGTTCATCCAGCGGTTAGCGCCAACGGTGGCGCGTGCGTTTAACGACCATTTTCTGCCATATGCTCGCGAAGAGTATAACAACTGGCCGCACTATTCCGGCAAGTCGAAGTCCATGCTCGACGTTGAGTACAACATCAAGGGTGGCGGCGCCGAACTGTCCTGTTCGTTCGTCTCGCGCGCTGAATATACGCGCTGGATCTGGCGCGGCCAGCTCGTTCGCGAGCTGTACGACTACGGGAAGAAGGCGGCCGACAAGATCGCGGATCAGTTAGCGGAGGGCCTGATATGAGCAAAGAGATCCGTCTATCGGTCATCGCCGAGACGAGAAAATATCAGGCCGAGATGGCCAAGATCCCAGGGGTCACCGAGAAGCAGGCGGCGCGCGCTGCGATCAAGTTTGAAAAGGAGATGTCAAAGGCTCAAGCCAAGGCGGCCGCGCAAGCGAAGAAGGCCGCGAAGAAGGCCGGGTCGGCTTGGTCGTCGGCGATGTCGACTGCGGCCGGCATCCTCTCGGCCGACATGCTGAAGAGCTTCGTCGGCGCTGCGGCGACTATCGGTCAAGAGGTCGCCGACCTACGCAACGAGCTCGGGGATCTATCGGCCGCGACCGGCGTGTCATCTGGGGCGCTGGCCGGCTTGCGGCTCGCTGCCGAGGCCTCGGGTAACAGCCTCGGGCCGCTAGAGGGAGCCGTTAAGGCTTTCCCGAAGGCTTTGGCCGACGTCGCGATGGGTACCGGAGAGGCAAAGATCGCGTTTGACCAACTTGGGCTGACAGCCGAAGACGCTGGGGCGATGCTTGGCGATACAGACGCAGCCTTTCGCGATGTTGTCGAACGGCTGCAAAGCATCGAAGGCACCGGCAAGCGTGCCGAACTTGCGACGAGGGCCTTCGGCGAAGCCGGGATCACTCTCATGCAGGTCCTTGGAGACAAGCGCCTCGAAGAGTTCACCTACGTCGCGCAACGGTTCGGCACCGACGTGGGGCCAGCGGCGATCAAGTCGGCGCATGACTGGGAGGCAAACGTAACGCTCCTCGGGTATGCCTTCGACGGTGCCAAGGCTGGCCTATTCGATGCGACTGTCGGCACGGCTGCGTTCAACGATGCGATCAAGTTTGCAATCAAGACCGGCGTATTCTGGGCCAAAGCTATCCAGAACATCGTCGGCTCGCTCGACCTGCTTGACTTGGTTATCCCTGGTCGCAACGCGGCAGACCTCGCGGAGTCTTTCGAGTCGGCGCGCGTTTCGACGCTGCTCTACATGCAAGAGCTAGAGCTTGCGACCTCGACGACGACGTCGGCTTCGGCCGCTTCGGCTGGATTGTCTGCCGAGCTCGACGAGGTCGCCGAGGGGGCCGGCAAGGCCTCGAGCGGGGTCGACAAGCTGGCGCAAGCAAGCGACGAGCTTGCGAAGATCGGCCGCGCTGCATTCCGCGAACAGCTCGACGCGCAAGAGAAGCTGCTCGTCGGCTACTCGGAACAGCTCGCGCGGGTCGCCGAGCTCGAGGAGCTCACCGGCGAGCGAGCACCCGACACCCGAGCGACTATCGAAGAGAACCAAGCCAAGGCACTCGCCGAGCTCGACGAAAAGCTCTGGAACGAGCGGATCGCTCGCATCAACGAGCTCGACGCCGAGCAGGACAAGATCGACCAGGACGCTCGCGACCGGCGAGAGCTCGACCACGAGCGCAAGATGGCACAGCTCGCCGAGTTCCGGGACGCTTCGATCGCGGCGGCCGAGCTCGTCGCCGACATCGCAACGGGGATCACCGAGGCGCGCGAGGAACGCGAGCTCGAGGAGCTCGAGCGACAGGTCGCTCATCTCGACAAGCTACGCGAGGAGCGCAAGGCGTCGGCCGACGAGCAGGACGAGCGGCTCGCCCAGTTCGCCGAGCGTCAGAAGTCGATCGACGCGATGGAGTCTGAGACCGCGCGGCGGCTCGCCCAAGAACAGCTCGACCTGGATGAGCAGGAATACACCGAAGCGGCCGCGCTCGACGTGGCGGCACACAAGCGCAAGATCGACGCGAGCAAGGAGCGACTCAAGGATCAACGGATCGCAACGCGTGACGCTGCGAAGGCCGCGAAGGCGGCCGCGCTGTTGAGCGTCGCTGTCAATACCTCGGCGGCGGTCCTTCAGGCGTTCGCGATGTTCGGGCCTCCTCCGTCACCGGTGGGGATATTCTCGGCGGCGGCGGCGGCCTCGGCCGGGGTCTTCCAGGCTGCGGCGATCCGTCGTCAGAAGCTACCGACCGCGCATAGTGGTGAGTTCATCCAGCCCGACGAGTCGATCAGAAAAGTGAGAAGCGGCGAGGCCATCCTGAACCAGCGCGCAGCGGCCGACCTCGGCGGGCGCGAGGGGATCGACGCGTTGAACCGGGGCGCGGGGGGCGGGTCCATCGTCGTCCAGTCCATCGTCGACGGCCGGGTCGTCTCCGAGGCTGTCGCGCGACAGCTCGCTCGGCGCTCGGGCTCGATGGATAGAATCATGCGACAGGGGCGGCGGCCGTTAGGTCAGCTGTCACCATACGGGGGCTGAGGTGGGCAACAGGAAGACGGGACAACTGCGAGGGTTCGGTGTGTGTGACGAGCGCTGGAGCTCCGACCGGCTCAAACCAAACGGGGCGGCCTACCTGGCCGGCACCGATAGCAACGTCACCCAGGCCGGGCCGAGACCTGGCAGCGCGATCGCTGCCGATCCTCGGAGTCATCTACGGCCGCAGGTCTCCGGGGGTCAGTCGGAAGACCTCGACGTTTACGTCTCGCGAGCTGGCCATCCCGGCCTCGGTGACAGCTCGGCGGCTGTCGCGTGGAAGAAAACCGCTGAAGCTGCGACGGACTGGCGCGCGTGGAACGCCCCGAACTGGCTTCGCGGTTTTCAGATCAGGAAGTACGACTCGACGAACACCTGGCAAGGGCACGCCATCGCGACGATCCCGAGCTCGGGCGAGGTGATCGCGGTCGCTTACAACGGGCTGGCTGTCGGCTTCGTCTGCGAGCTCTACGACCCATTGACCGACACGTGGGCGACCAAGGCAACCCCGACACCCTACATACAAGGCCCGTTCGCGCTCGCGGTCCTGCCGGGTACCGAGCGGATCTTGCTCCTCGCGTGCGACTCTAGCCTCGGCGCCGCTGCCGACAGGCTCGGGCCTCGGGTCTGGTACTCTGACGACAAGGCGGCGACCTGGGCGCTCTACTCGGCCTCGCCCTTCTCCGACGACATCCTAACGACGGCGATGTATGCGGCCTCGATGGCGGTCGTTGGCGACGAGCTGATCCTCGTGGTGCAGCCTGTCGTTGGCACCGCCATGAGACACTACGCGAGCCGAGACCTGGGCTCGACCTTCGACCGCGTTGGGACGACTCGAGCAGGGTACGACGTTCGGGTCTGTGCTACGCCGAGCGGTCAGGCGGTGGTGAGCTACCGCGACTCGGCCGACAGCAACAAGGGCAAGATCTTGCGGCTCGGGCACGCATACGATCCCATGGCGGCCGCCTCGCTGGTGCCCGTCGAGGTCTACGGTGTCGCGCTCGAGGCGTTCGTCGCGGTCGCTGACGACGACGGCACGCTCTACGCCATCGCGACGACGACGACGCCGACACACTCGGCGAGCCTCTCGACCGATGGGGGCGCGACCTGGACGGCCTACACGACGACTTTTGCGGACTGGCAGGACAACGCGATCCACTTCTGGGACTACGTCGGCGCGTGCAGCTCGGGCCGTGTCGTGCTCTGGCATCGGTGGGATAGCCTCGGCGGGCTGTATGCGGAGAAGTCGCTTGCGGCGTCGACGCTCGGCGGCTGGTCGAATGTGACGCAACCGACGAACGCGGGATCTATCGCCCAGTCGCAGCTCGCTCGGCTTCGGATGGGGTGGGACCACGGGTGGTTCCCGGCCGGCCTGCCCGATACTCCGGGAGTGTGGGCCGTCAACGGCACGGCCGCAGATCGTTCCATCGTCGCGGGCGAGCTCGAGATCGACAGCGCGATCGCGTCGAACTGCTATTTCGACCAGCTCGTCTCGGCGTCGACCGCCGAGCTCCTCGCGCTGTTCGAGGTGCGGGTCGACAGCGGCGGCAACACCGCCAACAACGAGATCGCCATCGGCCTCGAGGTCAAGCAGGCGTGGGTAAACATCCGGCTCTCGACGACAGGCTTCGCGGCCTATGACGTGGTCGGCGCCGCTGCGGTCGGCACCGCTGCGACTGTCGACCTCACAAGCGACATGCAGATTATGATCTGGGTCGACGGTCAAGTGGGAGCGGGCGAGCTCCTGACTTGGTATCGCCGGCCGGGCGTTGACGTGTGGACCGCTGGACCTTCGGGGGCGGTCGCGCTGGGCGCGGGCACGTCGACGACGGCGACCTGGGGGCACGTCACCGCCGCGATCGCGAACAACGTCTCATACTGGCGGCTCCTCATGTTCTCAAACAGTTCGTACCTTGACCCGAACCAGGCGAGCGGCCTGGCCTCGGTCATGGGTAAACCGCTGGGGAGCTCCTCCTATCCTCTGCCGGGGGCGGGCTCGTCTACCGAAGGCGCTCGGCTGTCGCTGGTCTCGGGGCCGGCTCGGGTCGCCGACACCTACGCGATACCCGCCGAGCATGACTTTGGTATTCGGGAGCTCTACGCGACCGGCTCACCTTCGTCGGCGAGGCCTTGGCGGTCGACCTCGACAGCGGCGCAACACATCACCCAAGATCTCACCGAGCGCACCCGTCTCGGTGATAGCTGGTCGATCGTCCTGTACGTCGGCGGGTGCAATTTCCGACAGGTCCAGCTCGGGGGCTACAACGGCACGACATGGTCGACGCTCGGCACGCTCGATCTCGCGACGGGCTTCACCGGCCTCGGATACGACCTCCTCGGCGATGTCGTCAGACCGTCGGCCGGCACGTCGGCGGCGGGTCGTTGGCTTCAGGGGATGGAGCTCGCTGGGTGGCGCGCGATATTGCCGAGCGGTAAGTCGCGGCGCATCGTGCGGAGCTCTGGCGGCTCCTGGTCGACAGCCTCGACGGCCAAGCCCGAGGTCATCATCGAGGGCGTTGACGGCACCGAAGCGGCCTCGGGGGTGCTCGATCTCGTTGCGCCCGAGGGCGTGATGGTGGTGCACCTACCGGCGGCGGCGGCCTCGATGTACTCACACTTGAGGCTCGTCATCGCCGGCGCGCAAGCGACTCCACCCGACGAGGCCTACTACCAGATCGGGACGTGTCTCGTGGCCGGTCTGCTCTGCACTGGCAAGGGCTGGGGCGATGGGTGGAGCTGGTCGCTCAACCCGAACACGCGCGAGACGGTAACGCCTTACGGCACGCGGACGATCACCGAAGAGGGGCCTCCCGTGCAGGCGCTCACCGTAGCTTGGCAAGACGGGCAACGCATGGCCGGGCTTCGGGGCGCTGCCGGTGATGCGGACTACGTCGGGCCGAGCTCGGGGGCTCCTATCGCGGCCGATCAGGACGTGTGGGGTCAGCTCTCGGGGCTCTTGAGGAGCTCGAAGTCAGGACAACGGCCGGTCGTTGCGATCGGCGCTGTTCCTGACGCGAGCGGGGTGACGATCACCGACCGAACCCTCTTCACGTTCGGCCATGTCACCGAGGGCCGTGTCTCGGTGCAGTCTGTCACCGGGACCGAAAACGTCGACGAGTTCGTCCGCGTCGAGTCGATCACGATCACGGGGTGTCCGTAGTGTTCGCGGCATCGGAGATCGCCGGCCGTCGCGGGCTCTGGCTCCTCGACATCGACCTCGGGGGCGAGCTCCTTCGGTTCTCGACGCAAGCGATCGACCTGTCGACCCAGGACGGCCGCTCGCTGCGATACGAGGCCGGGCTCTCCGATCCGGGGGTTGCGTTCGACGGCACGATCGACTCCATCGGCGTCGAGCTCCGAAGTCCTCGGCACGTCTGGACGCTGCTGCAAGCGCAAGGACAAAGCCTCGAGCGGTGTCCTGGTGTTCTTCGGCGCTGGTTCCCCGGTCAGGTGTTCGAGGCTTCGCGCGTAGTGCTTCGGGGGCTCACCGGCCGCGCGATATGCGGATACCTCGACGACCCTGGGCAGCTCTCGATCGAGCTACGCCGAACGGTCGCCGACCTGGGCGACACGCTGCCCGAGAGTACCCATGTCGTCGACGCTTCGACCTGGCCAGTCCGGCCGGCATATCCGCAGGATAGCAACGTCGCGGGGGCGTTCTATCCGGTCATCATCGGTCGGCCGGGCTTCGTCGACAGTGGTGGACAGTCGACTCCAGGGCTACTGGTCGAGGGGCTATCGCACCCGAGCTCGCGGCTGTTGGTCGCTGGCCACAAGGTCGCCGCGACGAGCGTCACCGTGTGGAACATGAGCTCGGCACCGCCACAGTTCGAGACCCGTACCGTCTACGAGGTCGCCGACAAGCTCGGCAAGGTCATTAGCTACACCGATTTCCAAGCCGTATCAAAGCCCGACTTTGCGGCGGCTGAAGGAAACAGGTGGTGGGTCGGCTGGCACTCGGCCGGGGGCCTCGAGTGGCGAGGGGTAGAGCTCCGGGGGCTCGGGACGGTCCTCGAGTGGGCCGCTTCCGAGCATAGCACCGCCGAGGTCGACCTCGGCCGGATACGTTCGGCTTCGGCCGGGCTCGATGCGCTCAAGGTCGACGCGGTGATTAATGCTCCGGTCAACGTCCTCGACTGGGTGCGGGGTGAGCTCGGGAAGGTCTACCCGATACGCGAGGTCACTGGCGACCGGGGGATCTACTGGGCTGAGGTCCGATACGACCACACTCGCCGCGACGCGGTCGCTCATCTCTCGACAGCTCGGGGCGAGCTCCGAAGCGCTGGACCGCTCGCGGCTCGCGAGGTCGACCTCTACAATGAGATCACCGTCGAGTATGCCCCAAGCATGATGTCGGGCCGGTACCGTCGGCGGGTCATCATCACCGGGAGCCATCGCGCGCAAGAAATCAGCACCGGGGTCGACGAGCGTGTCCTCGGCTCGCTGCGCTGTCAGGTGTCCCAGGCTCGCTACGGGGTGCGAGGTACGACGATCACATGCCCGACCGTCGACGAACCAGCGACAGCGACGAGGATAGCGCAGCACCTAGCGGCGCTGCACGCAACGCCGAGACGGTGGGGGATCTGGGTCGGTGGCGCCGAGCTCGAGGCGCTACCGCTCCTCGGATGCGTAGAGCTCACCGACGCCGACAAGCATCTCGACGGGGTGCTCGCCATCGTTGAGCGCATCGAGCCGCGCGACGGCGAGGTGGAGATCGAGCTGACCCTCCTCGACGACCCGATCCGGCAAGACGTGGCGGCCTCCTGACGTTGACTTTTGGCGCTGATTCTGGTAAGTCGTAAGAGAGGGCTCCTCTACGTCTCGCCAGCGGAAAACCGGCGACGAGCCACACGACAGGCTCGTAAATGGCGATCGTTACCCTCCAGGCGCGCAAAGGCGTCGCCGACCTCCTCGGCTCGGACGCTTCTCCGGCTACGCTCGGCACGTCTTACGCTGCCGGTGGAACCTCTTCGGCCGCCAATCCTGACGGCGCCGACTGGATGGCCTTCTACATCTACGTCGACGCGAAGTCGACGGCCGGCCGGCTCGACTTCCAGGTCGAAGTATCGCCGAGCGGCGACACTGCGGTCGCGACCGACTGGGCCCGCTCCAGGGCGAGACCTACGCGACAGGAACAGCGACTCTCGATCCGTGGGAAGGTCAGACGACAGCGATCGCGGCCGTCGTGACAGACCCGACGCTGGTGGCGGTTGTCCCGTTCCGCGTGAAGGGCCTTAGATACTGGCGTATCAAGCTGAAGGCCGACGCTGGTACGCCTACCGTTCACGTTAAGTTTGGGTGTTCGTGATGACCTACTATCTAACGCCAGCCCATCGCACGATCGACCCCGACACCGATGAGGTGGTCTCGACCGAATGGGGGATGCTCTCCGAGGGCGAGGTCGTCTCTGCTTTGGCCGCTTGCCCCCTTGGGCTTGCGACGCTCGGCAGCAACGACATCCAATTCGGTGTGTCGGTCCCTGACAACCCCCAAGGTCTGACCGACGGGGAGCTGGGGCCATGGACTGCCCCGACTGGTTGGACGCCTTCGACACTAGCTGAGATCCAAACCATTTTCGGGGGCGAGTGATATGGCAGATCGAATCATTCATATGTTTGGATTTGAAGAACAATGGGATCTGACGGAGTGGGCTGTGAATGGGATCTATTCCAGCACCGGCGCCAGTGACCCCAACTTTTC